GTGAATTTGATCCGAACGGCATCCAGACGGCTAGAGTCGCAGGCTGGCCACACCTGCCCACGAAGCGGCAGCAGCGCCCACATGCCCACACCACCGAGCTGAATGGTATACGTCGCGGGATCCAACGTCTGCAGCACGCCTGCGCCATCGTAGTACTGTATGCTGTCGATGCTTTGCAGCGGCGGCAGCGGAATTTCTACTCGCATCCATTCCAGCCATTTCAGCGGATCATAGACGCGGTCATAGCTGCGCTGCGCTGGCCCCCAATAATAAGGCCAACGGGAAAATCGCGCCTGGCGCAGTTCCCATTTCTGGGTCAAGAAGGCCCGACCGAGACAACCATTGGCGCCATCAAAGAGAGCGAGCGCCGCATCCATAAAGGACTGGATCAGATCGTCATCGTCATCGTGATCGATGCGAAGACTTTTCTTGACCTCAGCCAGCGATAGCGGGTTACCACCCGCCTGCACCGGCGCACCATCATCGTCAAGCTGCAGTGACAGCGTGCGATAGAGCTTGAGGTCACGATCCTGAGCCAGCATAAGCGGCGCTCCAAAGGTGTCTTAGGCGCCGCGACAGGACCAACCGACCGTTTCCGTGCCAGTGGTGGCCGTCAACGTCGTGGTCGAGGAATTGGTCGACTTCCAGCCGTAAATGCTGAGCGTTCCGCCGGAGGTGTTGTATGTCACCAATTCTGTGGTCGGCGCAGTGGCTGATTTGACGGTCAAGGTACAGCTGGCGATGCTGGCAAGTCCCGTGGTCACGCTGGCCGTTCCGGCAGAAAGCGCGACCTCACCCGTTTGGATCAAATAGCCCGAAGAGGCACCTTTGACGGGATTTGTCACACTGGCCGTCAGGGCGGCGGTTTTGTCGGTGCCGCCAATGGTAACGACGCCTCCGGATGCAACTTCGAGGGTGCCACCAACATGCCAGAGCGCCCCGCCGCCACCCATCCAGTTCTTGGTGACATAGTCGGCACTTGCCGGCGCGACGGTCGCACAGACGAACAACGCAGCAAGCAAACAAAGAGCGGAGATTACACCCCAAAGATACGGCTTTTTCATTGAACGATCTCCCGATCGAGTTGATCAAAAAGAGACCCCCGCCCGTTTCCAGACAGGGGCCAGTTGCTCCCACGAACACCCCGAACGTGAGAAACGAAAAGGCTTACGCCGGCGGATTGGAGGTGGGGATATAGTGCGGGAAGCCCAGCAGCGGCACGATGGTGATCGGCGCCGAACCGGAATTATTGGCCGGGGTCACATCGCAGCGCGCATAGGCCTTTGTGCCCTTGTAGCCAACCTTGAACACTTTGTTGTCTTTCGAATAGTCGAAAGACGCGGCCGCCAAGGTTCCGATCAGATCATCCGCGTTGGCCGCATCTGTCAGCGCGACACCGTCGGAAAGGTCCGCCTTATCGCCATGGGTGATCGAAACGGCGAAGGTGGCATCGGCGTCGGCGAGAACGCCCGTCAAGATCAGGAAGGTCAAAGCGTCAAAACCAGCGGTCGGAACGATACCACTCGAAACGACCGTGTTGTCACTCGTGGAGCCCACATTCTGGCCCTTCACGTTAATGTTATTGAACAAATCGCGCTGCATGCATCTCTCCTGCTGATAGATGTGGGGCCGGACACCGCCGGCGTCGGTGTGCCGGATATCAGCCCCGGCCCTGCTTGGCCTTGCCCTCTGTCGGCTTTTCAGCCGCCTTGGCGAGATCTTCTTTGAGCCTCGCGATGGTCGCGTCTTTTTCCGCGGCAGCATTAATCGCTACAGCGAGCTCACCTTGCAGTTTCGCGATGTCCTCATCGCGATCGGACACGAGCTTCACCTGCGCAGCCAACTCTTCATTCAGCTTTGCAAGCGATCCATTGAGCTCTTCATGCGCCGCCGAAAGCTTGCCGTGTTCTTCCTTTGCAGTCGCAAGGTCGACCGCCATCGCTGCGATCCGCTCCTTGGCCACTTCAGCATTGGCTGGCGGAACGGCTGGCGTCACCCCCGGAACAAAGGACGAATCTGGCTCGGATGCGAGACCGGCCCCGATGCGGGCCACGGCGGTAGCATAGGGCAGTTCGATATGCTCGCCCGGGACGTGATTGCGGTCATGCCCAGCCCAGCTCGAAAGGTTTTTAACCCACTTTGTTTTGGGAGTGTCTTGGTTGGTTTCAGGATTATCGGACATTGCAGATACCTGCACCACGGAAAAGTTAGTTGGCGGCGTTGCCCGTGCACAATGCCGCCAACATCACCGATGTCGCGCCTAGGACGCCGCGTTCTGATACAGCTTGATCGGATGCGTTCCAGCATCCACCAGCTGACCATCGGCCCGCTGGAATGCCAAGAAGGCTACCTGGAACTGATCGGCATAGCGCTCGCTCAAGCGCATGATCAAGGTGCCACCCACATTGCGAATGTAGTATTTGCTGAAGTCGCCATAAGCCATCGAATTGGCGCTAGCAGCCATAACGGGCGCGTGCTGGTTGATGGTGAACTTTTCACCATCGAGCGTGTCAGGCTCCTTCAGCGCAACACCAGACTGCCACAACGGGCGACCAACGCCGTCAACGAGCTTTTTGGCTGCCAAGAGCGTGGTGTCATGGAACATGTAACGGCCGTTGGTGCGATAAGCCGGATCGACCGAATGTTTCAAATCCTGAAAATCCGTCCAAACGATGCTTGCAGTCTGCCCCGCTGCAGCAACCTTTCCGACCGGTGCAATAGTGTATACACCCATCGGCTGCGAAGCACCGGTTCCGGTCGTGAACTTGCGGTTCTTGGCACGCGCCAGGCGAACGCCGATTTTTCCAGCCAGGAACGTTTCGAGATCGAAGGCGGAATCCTGCAGCAGCGCCACAGGCACCTTGATGATCTTGGACGAGAAGATATAGCCACGCACCGTAACCCCGCCGAAGGCAACGCCCTGTTCGCCGGTGACCTTATTTTCTCCAAGCATTTCACCTTCATTGGAGGTGTCGTCATCTGTCGGCAGAACCAGCTCGTTGCCCATGTCGGTGTTGAATTGATAGCAGACGCCAGGATCGATCATGCCGCCATAAGCCTTCTGCGCGGACTCGATCTGCGTTGCCATCGTGGTCGGCACCAGGATCGCACCACCAGTCAGATCGACACCTGACTGCGCCGCATTCATGGCGACAAGCTGCGACTTGTCGGATTCGGAGAACGGCTTCTGCATTCCCATGACGATGCGGCGATCATCGTCAGAAATGTTGTTCATGCCGCGCACCAGGTAATTGCGGAACGCTTTCTTGTGTTCCACTTCCTCGGCAGTGACTTCATCGACAGAACGGCCCGTCGCAACCGCCTTATATTCGCGGCGGCCGTTGATGTCGTTGTTCAACGTGTCCTGCGCTTCCAGACGCGCGATGGTCTCACCAAGAACCTTCTGCTCGCCATCGAGCTTCGTATGCTGCGCGAGGTCTTCCGCTGTGACTTCCGACTTCATGATGATCGCGTTCATCGCGTCCACGATCTTCTTGCGCTCGACGCGCTTTTCCTTCGCCATTTCCATGGGCGTCATATCAGTCTCTCCGTTGTCAGAAATGCTGCCCCGAACCAGCGGATTATGCGGGCGCGTGGGCAGCCTATCCGCGCCGAGTCCGGTTACTGAAACTGTTTAGAAATCAGGCCGCGTCGAGTTCAGCGGCTATACTGCGCGTCTTGGCGCGCGCGACCGCGACAGCGTGCGCGTGCGCAGCAGCTTTTTCTGCGGCGTCTTTGGCATCACCGTCTTCACCTTCTTCGTCTTCGTCGTCATCCTCGCCGATCTTGGCCTCATAGGCCTCGACAGCTGCGCGAGCAGAATCCTTCACCGGTTGGGGAATATCCAACCCGTCAATCTTCGATTCCGCCCAATCCCAACCCTTGCTGATGGCATGCTGGATACCACCGATGATGTCGCAGAACGGCAATACATAGCTGTCCTTGCTTTTCGGCTCGGAAGCGTCATAGGCCAGGAAACAACACTTGGCGCGGCCAGGATCTGGGTTATCGCCATTGAACCCAGCCCAATCGAGAATGCGTTCGGCGGCGGCACTGGCGTTATAGCTATCGCGCTCCGTAACCGGATGATCAAGGCGGGCTGCACAGACCCAATCGGCGACATTGCGCGGCGGCGTCTTGGTGTGCAGCTTCTGATTTGCCGGCTTGGCGCAGCGCAACGCTTTTGGTGCTTTGGCATAGAGACCAGGGCGCAGTAGCGCTTCTGGTTCTTCATCGCCCTCTTCTTCATCATCTGCCACGCTGGTGGCAAACCCCTGGGAAACAGCCTCTTCGGCATTCATCCAGGTCTCGGCTTTCATCATTTCAATAAGCGCATCGGCGCTCAGGGAAACATGCTGCTGATAACTCGGGATGATCTGTGATGTCTCGATCACATCCAAAATCTCGGCCGTCTTGCGCATGTCATCGGCGGTACCCCAACAACCGCCTGACGCCCGGTGGATCATCATCACTGCATTCTTGGCGATTACGATATCATCACCAGCCATAGCAATGACGGACGCGATCGAGGCCGCGATGGCATCGATACGCATTTCGATCTTGGCGTTATTCTGATCGGCCCAGTCGCGCAGCACATTGTAGATGGCAATGCCGTGCCATACTTCGCCGCCACCGGAGTTGAGATGCACACACAGCCGGTCAGCAGAAATACCCTGCAACGCTTGCTGCACGTCGATGTCCTGAATACCCCACATGCCGATGTCGCCGTAAATGTACATCTGCGCCACCTGCTCACCATCCACCGGCACCGCATTGGTGACTTCGAAGCGTTCGCCCGTGAGGCGGTTTCCACTACCAATCAGATTGCGGAAGCGCAGCACAGGCTGCATAGCCGTGCCATTTTTCAGAAGAGCCTTACGCTTCATGCGCCCATTCCTTCTTTCGGCTTTGGTTGCTCACCGGCGATCACGCGCGAGAGCGGCAGGACATTATTGGAAACCATCGGCTCATCGGCGCCAGGCAGCGTCAGGCGCGACAACTTCATCCGCTCGCGCACTTCGTTCAGCGTGGCACCCGCCATCAACATCTTGGTGATGGAGTCGAACATCGCCTGGACGTTCATCGCCTGCAGCGCTTCGCGCTGGAACTCGCAGAAATAATCTGTGCCCGCGAAGAGCTTCAGATTGATCTCGGCCTCAATGCGTTTTAGCCAGCGATCAAGACCGGTCATTAGGAAGACGAGCATGACTTGCTCGAGGCCGGAGCCCCACGCCGTCATGTCACCGGATTCACCGATAAAAAATGGTGGCACGCCAAAACCGCGGGCGATATCGACGACGGAAAACTTCCGGCTTTCGAGCAGTTCGGCATCGCGGGCCGACATCTGGGCTTGTACCCAAGTCATGCCTTGGTCGAGGAATGCTACCTCACCGGCGTTGTAGCTGCCCTGATAGAGCTCGCGGAATTCTGCTTTCACTTGATCGCGCGCACCAGGCGAGAGCTTGACGCCCTTGTCGGCACTCACCACACCAGAAAGGCGCGCACCCGTGGCAAGCATGCGCGCCGCGGCCTCTTCCATGGCAAGATTGGCGCCGATCGCCTGGCGGGCCATATGCTGAATAACCGAAAGCCCGCGCAGCCCATCAAACCCGAGCCCGCAGAAGTGCAATACATTGCGGCCCGGAAGGTCATACGTCGTACCGTCGAGAAGCCGCGTGCGATAGTTACGGGCAAAGCCCTGCCCCACACGATGGATCAACGGCGTGGTTTGGTCAGGGGTAAATGGCACGAAACCGAGAAGATCGCCGCCTTTGGTCTCATCGATGAGGGAATAATGATTCCCCCACAACATCATGTGCACCACATTCATTTCCAGCCAGTTGAAGCTGGAAAGCGCCATCTCTGGATTAGCGACAGTGCGAAAAAACTTGGCGTAAGGGTGATCGTTCTCCAGCACGCGGTCATTATGCGTGCCCTTGTAGATTTGCAGCGGAAGGCCAGCGACAAGGCCAGACACCAGTGCGACACAGGCATAGACTGCCGTCGAGCGCATGGATGAGCGCTCATTGACATGCGGACCCGCATAGGTCGGGCCACCACCCAGAACACCAATCAACTGTTCCGGCGTGATCGGCACATTGGGGTTTTCAAGGCCCGCCGCCGAATTCATTACCCGACCAACGATATGTGCCAGGGCACCAGTCGCGCCGCGCTTCATTCAGGCTTGGCCATTTTTGACGCAGCATGCGCATCAGCCTGATCGGCGATTGCTGCGGAATAAACCATCAGCACACGCCAACACACGATCAATGCCCCCCCTGCGATATAGCCAGCCGGGGGAAACCACAACCATGCACCATAGGCGATTGCGGCAAGACCAAGCAGTACCGGCGCTTCAAAAAGCGCAGCGTTGAAGCCGGCCACGACAAAGCGCGCCAGCGCCGACACCTGTTCATTGGGCGCCGGAGCGTCTGGGATCGTGGTCATGCAGCCGCCTGCTCTTTGGCTTGTTGTTCCGCTTTTTCCCGCGCGATCTGCTCATAGACAGACTCACTGGGGTTCTCTTCGGTCGTGATCGTCGCCGCGCGGGCGTTCACAATGGCCGAAATACCGTCAATCTTCTCGCTCGACTTTTTCTTGCTGGGCATGATGTTGAGGTTCTCATCGAACTTCACCACCACATTGCCGGCCATCCAGCGCAGCACCGGATGCCCACCATGCTGAAAACGCCCGGCATAAACATCTTCTTCAAAGGCCGTGCAGGGCTCGCTCAGCGTGCGCGTGCCTTGCCGCACTTCCAGAAACAGATCGGCGTCCACGCCGTCACGCTGCAGATCTGTCACCAGCTTCGTGGCATTCCACGGGTCAAAGCTGATTTTCTGCACGTTGAAGTCGCGCACCCCCTCCATCACGGCTTTCGCGATGAAGTTTTGATCGACCATGTTGCCGGGCGTCGTTTGCAGCGCGCCGGCAGCAAGCCACTTGTCGTAGGGCACGCCGTCATCACGAACGCGCCAGGCCATGGTTTCTTCCGGTACCCAGAAGAGCGGCACACACAGCCAGTCGGGATCATCCTCGAATGGCTCGAACAGCCATGTCAGGGCCGTGATGTCATTGCGCTTCGAAACGTCAAAGCCGCCGTAACAAGGCCGGTCCGAATTCACCAGCGAAGCATAAAGCTCACGCCAGCCAATCTTGCCTTTGGCGCAAGCATCCCACTTGCGCATATTGATCCAGCGCGTGTGCTGTTCAATCCACTGCCCCAGGTGGTAGCAGCGAAATTCCGCCTCGCGCCTGGGGTTGTTCGCCGTCAGCGCATGTTCGCGCCGCAGGTAAGGGATCGTCGGAGACAATCCGAGCGACGGATTGCAGGACCGCCATGTCTCCTCCAAGCCTATGTCGGCGTTGTCGTTTGCCGCGAAGATCACAACCAGCGTCGTCGGGTCTTCGATGCGACCGTCGAGAATCTTCTGCGATTCCTCGTACAGCTCGACACCGATCTTGTTCGTCTTCAGACCGGCTGATGACGCGTAAAGCTCGATCGGCTCAAGGCGTGCACCTGTCGATTGGCGCAACGTGTTCATGAGCGTCAGGCTTCGCCACTCATGCATTTCGTCGCCGGTGATCACCGTCGCCGAACGGCCATGCGCGCCTGCAATTTTGCCCGGCAGAAGCTCGAAACGCGACTGCGTCTTGCCAATCCAGATCGTCTTTTGAAAGACCTGGATATGATTTTGCGATGCCTTTGGCAGCCCAGCCACCATCATCGACATCTTGCTGAAGATCACTTCAGCCTGCTTTTCATCGTGGGCGAAGACATATCCCCTGCCCGTCTGGGCACCATCGATGGCAAAGAAGAGTAGGCTCAGCGCGGCAAGGAACTCACTCTTGCCATTCTTGCGCGGGATCCACAGTCGCAGCTGCTTGTAGAGCCGAACGTAAACAGAAACTTCCTTATGCGTGACAGGATCGAGCACTTCCACTGGGACTTTGAAGCCCACCAGGAAACGGACGATGATCTCTTGCCAAACACTGAGGTGGAATGGAACGCCGGCGAAGCGGTCTTCTGTCAGTGTAAAAATAGTCGGCCAAAGCGCGACGATCCTGTCTGCCTTGACCGCATCGAACCACGCGCCAGGAACGGCATGCGCGCGCCGCCATTGTATGCGGGCCCACTCATAGGCCGGGTCGTTGTCGACCTGGGCCAACCAAGCCGGATGAGGCGGATGAGCGACCGCATTGAACGGTACGCTTTCGGCGGCCTCTGCCGCGGGCATGGCTACCCTCAGTTAACCCGTTGCGGCGGTGTGCCATCCAGCGATCCGCCAATCCCGATGACATCATCGGATAGTGCAGCAGTATCGCGCTGGCCCGGCGCGCTAAGCGGTAACTCCCCTGGGGGCTGCGCGGGCATGCGAGATGACCAAGCCTGATGTTGCTGCTCCAACTTATAACGATCGAGCGGCGTAAACCCGAAGCGTTCCGACAGCTGCATAACGCGCGTGGTCGCTTCTGACAGGATGTCGATCGCCGGATTGCGCTTCAGCGCCTTATCCTTCGATGTCGTTTTGACCAAACGCGTGAGGCCGTAGCGGTCTATGTCTTTTTTCGCCATTTCCGCCAGCGCTTGCCAAACGCAGAAGTGGCTGAAGGTGTCACGGAACATCGAGTCAAATGCCCGGCGGTCATTCAGAAGCGGTGCATATTCGCGCCAGATACGAAGTGCGCCGGCAAAGCGTTTGCCGTCGAGGATATTGGGCGGGGCTAGAATGTCCGCCTCGAGAGGAGGTGCCGCAGCGAGTTCGTTTGCCATCACCTCCGCCTCGGCGAGCTGGCGCTCCGCAGCAGACATGCGTTTTCCAGGAGCGCCCTTGGCAGCTTGCATTTCCGCGCTGTCACGACGCCGACCCTTCAACTACCTGGTTCCCTTCAAAAAAAATAGTTTCGCCAATTTTGCGGAAAAAAACTCCATACTGGCCACCGGTCTACGAGGTCGATTTCCGTTAACTTTTTGGGGCCCCCCGTACCACCCAATACTTCGCGCGCATGGCTGGTGACCTAGCCATGCATGCGCTGCATAGCTTCGGCGAGGGTCGGACGCCCCAGGCGGCGGGCCAGGGCATCGAGGGCACCCACCCCGCGCTGCTCGACCTGCTGCTTCCATTCGGAGTGACAGGTCGTGCAACTCGAAACCCAAAGCTCTCGCAGCCAGAAGATGTCTGTATCGCCTTTGTGGGGATACAGATGATCGACCAGAGCAGTCGCAGTCACCAATCCATTCATCTCGCAATATTCACAAAGCGGATGTTCGGAACGGTACTGACGGGACGCCTTGATCCACTGGCGGTCATAACCGCGTGAGGCCGCGCTGCCACGCTCCCTGTCATAGCGAGGAGAACCTGCCTTCGCACCACCACTGTGCGGTCGATAGACAGTAGGCGAGCGCGCCACGATACCCCTGAAATGGTTGCGCCCGCGAAGCCATCTCTGACCCGCGGGCGCATTACAACATGCGCGACCTTAGTCAAGCATTCGTCGCAGTCAAGTGGGGTCCAGCGAAAAAGGGCCAGGCGGCATCTCAGCATTGATCGTGAAAGAGACGATTCTCCCGGCGACAGCCTCACGCACTGCCGCAAGTGCTTGCCACCACACAGCATATGCACGCCGTGCACCGATGACCTTCAACGCGTCCTCACCTACCCAGGAAATTATACGGTAGCCGGCACGCCGCCTTGCATCGGTGAAAATCGCCCGTCCGCGTTCCGGAATGTACATCGGATCAAGAATCGGGTCTGGCCGCTTGGCCGTCACAGCGGCTTGAAGGATGAGGCCTGCGGGCCTCAACTCTGGTAACGGCATGACCATCACCTGACGCCGTAACTCAGCAAGGGCAGAACCAGGCAAGTGCTCCACGCTGGCATCTCCATTCTCGTCGTAAACGTGATACGAGAGATCGACCATCGCACCACCCGCCGTGATCTGCTCACCGAATGCGCGGCGCGCCACCATCATCTCAACTTCCTCGCGCGTGCGCTCCACCCGCACAGGTACTAATGACTGCACCGCGTCATGCAGCAAGTAGGCATCAGGATGGGCCTCAAACTCGAAGTGGGTCGAGCTGTCGATATAGTCCGCCCCAAAATCCATGGCGGCAAGCTGCGGCGTGAATGATCGCCCCAATTCCTTCGGCTTCCAATCCTCTCTGGCCAAATGGACCTTCTGGTCGCCATAGGCCCAAGCGAGCGCCTGTTCGATAGATCGCGCCTTCATGCCCGCACCTCGATAATCAGATCGGCCTCACTGTTGAGGCGCAGACAACGCCGGACTGCCGACATACGGCTGTCGATCATGATCCGCTGAGCCGAACGCACTACGGCTATCCGGAAAGGGTTTCCAGGCTCCAGCACGGCGCCCGCGAACATAGCCGCATAGGCCGCATCTCCGAACTCCCCACGCAGCCGCTCTCCCGGCTCACCGAGGTCAGGCACCTCAGCGGCGGTCAACTCAGCCATCAGCGCCGCCTCACCGCGGAAGTTCGCCCACAATCCCTTGAGGAACGCAGCCGGCCCAACAGCCGTACGCGGCTCGCGGCGCCGCCGATCCTCGCCGTCCAAATGGGCCATGTACGCTTTCGCGCAGGCGATCAGTATTTGCGCGTCAGCGCCTTCGGTGCGGCGCTCATCCCAAACAATCCGCGCACGGTCCGGTCTCAAACCGTGCCACCGCGCTCCACCAGCAGCCAAAAACATAGCAAAATAGCGGTTTTCATCCTCGTCACCCCCCTGCAAGGGGGGTAAGGGGGGTATCTGTTTACTCTCCCTTACCTCTCCCTTAAGCGAGTTTTCCGGTTCAATTTGACTGTTTTCGTCCCAGTCCGGCGCATCACTTCCGGCGGAAACTGTAAAACTTCCGGCGGAATTACCACCGGAACCACCACATATATTAGGTGGAAACGGCAGCAATTCCGGCAACCGTAAGCCACGGCGCTGCTTCTTGTGCAGCAAAACCCAGCCGCATGACGGTGTCATCCGGTCCAGAACGTCGAGATATGCAGCTGTATAAGGATAGTTCTGACGCACAAACATGGCGAGCGTCGGCGGCGTCAAGGGTTGGGTGCTGTGAGCCTTGTTCCATTTGCGCAGCCGTTCGCACTCGGCATCGTGCAGCCAGCGCAACCGCGGCATCCAGCAATCGAAGAAAGCGATGCGGCAAAGCTTCTTATGATAGAGCCGACCGTCGCCACCGGAGACGAAGCCATAGAGTGCGCCACGCCGCCACTTCTTCCATTCATTCACCGCCCGGCCGAACCCCGCCATGTCCGACAGCTGCTTATCCTTGTCAGGCACACTTCCGGCCGGAACCTGATGAAACGCGGCGCACCACAATGCCACGCCGGCACGGAACTCCTCCGCCTCAGACTCAGCCATGAATGCGCTGGCGAGCAGGTCAGCCACCTTCAGCGGCATAGTATCGAAGCCGCTGAGATCGACATCGCGAGGAATGAGAGGGCTGTTCATAACAATAATCCTTACCGCGCTTCTTCATTGGCGCGCTTCATAGCCGCCAGCGCATCCGCTGCGGCAGGGTTGATCGTGCAACAACTTCGCTCGAAGTCTACGCCGCCTTCTTCGGTTGATAATTGAGGCTGACGTTCAGGCTCAACTGCTCGATTCCGGTTTCCTTCTGATAGATATAGCCGGACACGTAGCAGTATAGGTCGCGTTCCGGATCGTCGGTCATCAGGGCTATCAGCGACGAGGACGCTGCGATGGCCTGATCGATGTCCGCCTTATGGACCGGCTGCTGATCCGGGACCCTAGCCAGCTCGGCGGCGATGGCGTCGCTGAGTTCCGATTTTGTGGCGCGCTGCGCGTCGATTGAGAAGCTCATAGTTTCGTCTCCTAGGGAGCGCGGAATCCGCCGCACACGGTTTACGATTCGAATTCCTCATCGGTTTTCCGGGTGCGCTGGACCTTTTCGCCAGGACAATAGCGAAGATCGATGCACTCCTCGACGTAGAGCCCGCAGCCTTTGCAGACCCCGAATTCACCTTCAAATTCGTGCTCGCGAGAGCATGAACGGTCGGAAGAAATGGTCATGATGTAGAGTCCTGGGTCTCAGTAGAACATGGAACATCGTGCTCATCGCTCAAGGTTAGGGTGCACGGCCCGACATTCCATAGACTCGCACGATCGAACCAACGCTGCGCCGCAGATTGCAAGACGGCTTCCAGCTCAGCATCGGTACCAATTTGATCTAATAGAGGCTCATCGCCATCGAGGGGCATTTTTCCGAAATCACGGCCGATTAGTTCATTATGGCCAATTCGCGCTAATGCCACATCCAGCGCAATAAGCGCTTCGCGCTCGAATTCATAGGTGTCGGAGCGGTACATTTCTCTGGCGATTTCACCCTCATAATCGGCGTCTTCATTAGCTCCCTCGGTCGCACGGAGAAGCGCGCTGCGCAAAGAGCTGCAATAGCCCACCATGTATTCGACCACCGCCTCCCGATAATCCGGAAACGACAACGGATGCTCTTCGCACCACGCGACCGTTACTCCGCCATCAGGAAACACCGCTGCAGCTTCAGCGATCGCATCCGCCTTGGTTTCAACGTCTAGGGGATGGAAGATTTCACCATCCAACGAATAGCCCCACCAAGCATTCGAGCTTACTGCCTCGGCCTTAACTGGCTGGACCAGCTGCGGAGCAACTGCCAGCGCCGCCACCGACACCGCACTACCGGTCAAGAACTCTCGACGAGTGGTCATGCGGGCACCTCAGATTCATCCTGAGGGCGCATCACCTTACGGATGAACACTGCACACGGGCCGTCTTCAGTGCTGTACTTCCCGCCAAGCTGCCAACCCTCAGTGAGCGGCGTCGGTTCCCAGTCCTTAATAGCCGCGGGATCTCCCTCATCGAAGTACCTCACATAGACGGGGTCATCATCTTCGACATCATCCTCCATCAGCATGAACTTGCATTCATAGCCCTGCTCACCCGCGATCATATCGATGCGGTGCCCCTCTGCTGCGAATATGAACATCAACGCCAGGCATCCGAGATCGCCAAGATCAATCAGCGTATCAGGCGACGGCAAATCACTTCGGTTCAGCATCTTGCCTCCTCCTCAATTGTGGGCGTCAGGATCAGCGCAATATCCCTGCGCCTTCATGTCCCGCACCGCCCTCGCATATCCATCCTCCTCAGCGCGCCGCACATCTTCAGCATGACCACAGGCCATCGCCGATATCTGACGGCATTTCGCGCTGTCGTCTTCGTTCAGTTGCCGCCGCAGATCATCGCGCTCCATTTCAAGTGCGCGGACATAAAGCAACAATCCGTGATCACGCTTACTGATCTGGCAAGCTGGTTCGCGCATCTCTGAACCACCAAAATGCGCTTGAGCGTCTCGCTGCCCGGCGAACGTCGGAGGGAAGTACTCCCAGCAATGGAAGCACACCCATCCAATCTTGAGACCTGGATTGTCCGGCTCTTGTGGTGCGGCGGCATCTATGGTCGCTCCTACACGAGCATCATTGCGGTGGCGGGAAATCCAAAGCTCTTCGGCTTTGTCCCATGGAATATGGGCTTCATCTGTTGTCGGCATTGTACCCTCCGTTCCGTTCACTCATCGCGAAGCACCGTGGGATTGTGGATGACGATGGAGACACCCTTCTCCAGCTCCTGCTTACGAGAGAGGGCCTGATCCATGCGGTCCATGTCGCCGCGATAGGATGCCTGCTGATAATCTCGTTCGGCGCGGGAATAGGCCTTGGCAAAGTCGCGATGAAGGTTGCGCTCGCTCATGACGATTGCCCCTCTTGCCGCTCACCCCAAAAGCCAAGACCGCGCAGAAGGTATGACCGATACTTTCCGACAACGGGCCGCACCGGTTCCGCAAGTGGCACACGCGCCTCGATCACAGTGCGATCGAGCGTCCAACCATCCGGAAGTGCGCCATTGGCGATCAGCATCAGGCGCATAGCCTTCTGCATCACCAGATAGGCGCGCTGCACCTCGTTCTTGCCCGGCGTCCTACTGCCCTTATTGCGATTACACTTGGCGCAGGAGAGGACGCAGTTGTTTTCGAGACGGAAGCCTTGAGATTTCGGATAGAGGTGCTCGCGGGTCCAGGCAGCCGGTTTCCACCGACCGCGGCCAGCCGGCCCGTCGAACTCTACAGCACAATAGAAGCACCGCCCGTCTTGCACCGCCAAAAGTGCGCTCGCCACTTCCATGCTCAAGCTCTCTTCGCTGGATGAAACCGGCGTGCCTTGAATTGCCGCGTCTTGACCATCGTCATCACGCGGGCGTGCGGGTCGCGCTCTTCATTGCGGATGCGCTGGATGCGTTCGCGATGGCGGTCAGCCCATTGCCGCTTGTACGCAGCCAGGCATAGTTCACATCGCGCGCAGCCGGATTTTGCTGCCCGTTCAAGGCAGATAGCGCACAGTTTCCCGTGAAACATGGTCAAGCCGCCCTCCTGAAACGCTCCGGCGCACCGGCATTGACGCGGATCACGGCAGCCGCCAGCGGTGGACAAACCGAATTGCCACACATCCGGATTTGTTCGGACTTGTTGAGCTTGCGCCGGATGGTCTTGCGACCGTTGCGGGTTACGCGCTCGATCTCGACCACCGGATCAATGATGTAGCTGTCCGGAAAGCCTTGGGCTCGAAACAGCTCGCGCGGCGTCAGCATCCGCATGCAGATGTCGACAATCACATAAGGTTCGCCGCTGATAAGCACCGTCACCAAGCCGAGGCGGTCTTTGCAGTCGACAGTCGGTGACGGCTTGCCAAGACCGGCCCATTGCCCACCAGTCCCGTGATACTTCATCAGGAAAGCATAGACCTGTGCCGCATGAGTGCCGCCAGCCTCGACCGTGCGCAGAGGCTCGGTCGCCGGAGCATCGCGCCTGGCGCTACCCTTCATGTGCAGCATGAAGGCCGAAACAAGCTGGTTCTGGTCCTTGCGGCTGGCCGTGACAGTTTGAACGGGACCTGATGCTTGCCGGTTCTTACCGCCCTGCTGTGCCTGCGAGAGGAAAGCAGTCACGACGCCTAAGGGTGGGGCGCCACCAGGCCTCTCAATAAAGCTGTTGGCTGTGACTGTTCCGAGCGGAGCGGCAACAGTTTGGCCGGTCGCGCCGTTCCGGAATTTTGTCACGAACGGCACCACCACAGCCTTCTCGCCACGATGGGCGCCCGTCAGTGTGCGGGTCGGCTCAAATACCGATTCAACCCTGTCGCCGCCCTGATGCGTCAGATTGAGAATGAACGGCTCGCCGGTGAGCACATAGCGGAAGACGCCGCGGGCCAATCGCGCCATGGTGGCGTGTTCGAGCGGGCGCTTGACGCCAAGCTTGCGCCCCTCTTCCCGGCTAAGAAATATGGAATGGCAAGGCAGCGACCAGTCGATTACATCATCGGCGGCTGTCTTCCACGGTTCCTTGCGCCCCGAGCGCACGTCTGGGTGCTCAGGCGCCCCATGGCTTTCTTCCGGCCATTCGATTGGCTTGCCGTCGCAGCGCGCAATCAGCACCAGGCGCTTGCGGATCGTGGGCACGCCGAACAGGCTGGCGCGCAGCTCTTTCCACTCCACCTCGTAGCCAAACGCGCGGATTGCCGCGATGAAGCGACGGAAGTATAGGCCCTTGCGCCGCCGATCCGCCTTGCCGTTCTTCAGTGGCCCCCAGGTAACGAACTCCTCGACGTTTTCAAGAAAGAACACGGTCGGCGCACAAGGACCACGACGCGGGAAACCGGCGCCACCACGGCCAAGCCATTTCAGCACCACCCAAGCTAGGCCACGGATACGACGATCACGCAGCGCCCCACCCTTTGCCTTGCTGAAGTGCTTGCAGTCCGGGCTGAACCACATCAGCCATACCGGTAGGCCTGAACAAACCTCGACCGGGTCCGCATCGAAGGCGTCTTCGTTGAGGTGCAAGGTGTCGGGATGGTTCGCCTCGTGCATCGCTAGCGCGAAGGCATCGTGATTGAGTGCGACGTCAGGTGAACGCCCCAGCGCCGTCTCAATACCGGTAGATGCTCCCCCGCCGCCGGCGAACCAGTCGATTACCAGCCCGCGCGGATCGTGGCGCTGGCCCGCTACGCCGACCAGGCCTGGGCCACCCAGCTGGCTGACCTGGGCCCTGAGCGGCGGATCGCCACCTTGACGGCCTACACCCACGTGCTCACCGGCAGCGCACGCGACGACGTGATCGACATCTTCGATGTGGTTTTCGGGGATCTGCAGCGCGCGGCGACGCATCGCGGGGAGAAACGCCGCGCCGGCGAGCTCCGGGACTACGACCAGGCCGTCGCGGCGGTGCATGCCCGCATGCGCTCGCTGCTGGACGTGCTCTACGATGACCCCGCCCTGGCGGCGGTGCTGGAGGAGTTCCGCGCCGGGCGCGCCGGGATCGAGGAGAACATGGGCACGGTGAAGGCGCTGATGCGCCCGCCGGG